CAGTTGTATTCGCGGAATGACAACAGCGAAGAAGCCAATTGACCCCGACGAAGCCAAGACCGCGTGGGCCAGGCGCCCGGTAATTATTGATCTTGCTGATGGGCCTTGCGAGATGTGCGGGCTGGCCCAGCAAAGAAACGCCGAGGCAAGCAAAGAAGCGCAGCGACCCACAACGTGCTGCTTTCGATGTGGGGAGAAGGACTTCACCAAAGGCGTATACAGTGACGCAACGAAATGGATGCACTCTAACGGGTTCCGATCGGTAAAACCTTCCCATTACCATTTATGGAAAGGTGACTCAGGCGCAAATGGCAAAGAAGCTTACTGGGACGAGCTCTGCATAGATTGTTATCGAGAGGATTACAAGGCGGTCTATCCAGACCTCGAGGCTCCGGTTTAAAAGAAGTGTGGAAGAGCGAAAATCTCATCATGGTCTAATCCTTCCCGGCGATCCGCAATTCGAGCGCAGACCCTCCGGCTTCATCCTAATGGACGATAAAGAAGTGGCCTCAACACTTCGTTGTCCGCATTGTGACTGCCACTTCATCTCAATTAAAGGCTCAGGGGCACGACGGGCTTACTGCATGAAGTGCGACAAGGTCACGTGTGGAAAACTTTCCTGTGATTATCACTATGACATCAGGCAGAAGATTGAAGATTACGAGAAAGGCAAGATCCCAATCTTGATGTAGATGTACCAGAGCTGGCGTAAAACATATTCAGGTGTCCGGCAGAGCGGAGCGGGGTTTATCGCAATCCAGGGCGCGGGTGCCGGCCCCTTTGTTTCCGCCTCATTCACTGTCGGCAGCGACATAGTGATGGGTTCGTACACGGCTGAAACTGGCGGGCCTTTTGTCCTTCATCCATCTTACAGCGGGTCCGTCCTTGTTAATGCGACTTTAGACCGTGCTTATCTTAACTCGGCTGCGGCAGCCGCTTACTACGACAGCGGCACGCCTCCGAGCGCCGACTACGGGGTGCAGCAAGACTTCTTCAGGCTCACCCAGATCGCCACAAACGTGAGTCTCATTCTGGCGCTGGATACGAGCGCCGACACAGGCATCCTGTTGAGGCTGAATGACACCGGCAGCGCGGTGCAGTGGGAAGTGATAGACCGGGTGGCAGGATCAAACACGATCCTGAATGGCGGAGCGGCGATCTCCACTTCTCATATTCCAAGTTTGGGCGGCGCGGGAGTCACAGCGAAAATTGTTCGTACCGGAACGGCAATCACAGCGTTCTTCGATGGGGTTCAAGATACTGCTCTGAATTGCACGACCTCGATCACGGCGACCGGAAGAGCCGGGCTTAGATGCTCAGGTCAGGCAACCTCCACTACCGGAATCCACATAGATAATTTTATAGCACAGTAGAGATGAGCATTACCGCCTTCACGTTTAACGTCCAGCACGGGCAAGGCACTGACGGGAACTTTAACTATCAGCGCCAGATAGACGCGATGGTGGCCGCGTCGGCTGATCTGGTTGCAGTGCAAGAACGCTCACACCCGGATACGGGATGGGATACCCCACTAGCAAATGCAGGCATGGCCCAGGCGATCTACAGGCCAAACCAGATTGGCGGTGGTGATGGAAACGCGATCTGGTACAAGACCAGTACGATCACCATCGTACAAACGTATGAGGTTCAGTTAAGCACGGGTGCGACGTCGCCGTGGGATGGCGGCACGAATGTGGACAAAAGCGCCGTGGCAGTCAAGGTGCAGGCTGAAGGTCAGCAGTTCTATTTTGTTGGTACTCACCTATGCCAAGCTGCGGGCGCTGATTCAGACGGAGCCTTAACCTCGACGATCCGCGAAGGGCAGATCAATACGTTGATTTCCTTTATCAATAGCAACCTCACCGGATTAGACGTGCTGATCTCAGCAGACTACAACTTCGCTCCTAACTATTTACTCAATGGTGGCGGATTTCAGGACGATTTATTTACCAATGCAGGGTTTATAAACCTGTGGCCTCAAGGCATAGGGCGCGGCATTGCCACTGCGCCGTGGGCCGATCTTGATGCTACGGGCGGGCCAGATCAAACGGTGACTATAAATACGATCACACACGATACTCGGCATATTGATGATCACCGTCTCCGTACCGTGAATGGCGTACTGAACATGGCTTCGATCAGAATCCGCGACATGCGCGTGACGTGCTCGGCTTCATTAACAGGAAGCCCGTTACGATGCCCGGACGTAGCAAGTGATCAGCTTACGGGCACGGTGCTCGACTACGGAGTGAGGCCCACGGATCATAATCCGATGGATGTCACGTTCACAATTTCAGAACCGAATCGACCGCGAGTAAAGTTGATCGCGATTTCAATGTGAGGCATTAGCTCGAGCGTTGAGCAGTTCTTATGGGTGCAGCCACGTTTACATCGACAGGGAGCTGGGTATGCCCCACAGGCGTGTCGTCTGTCACGGTGGAGTGTTGGGGTGGCGGGGGCGCAGGTGGAGTGGCTTCTGGCACGGCCTCGGGTGCCGGAGGCGGGGCGGGCGGCCAGTACGCGAAGAAGGTTGTGAGCGTCTCGGCAGGAACCAGCTATACGGTAACTGTCGGCGCGGTAGCGGCGGCGGTAATAACCGGCGGGGTTGTCACAAACGGAAACGATTCATGGTTCAACACTACCGGAACGGTTATAGCCAAAGGTGGAGCGGGCGGTGCTGATGCGACTGGAACAACCGGAACGGGCGGCACAGGTTCAACCACAGGCGGAATTGGCGATACGGTCTTTGCCGGCGGTTCCGGCGCGTCAGGTGTTTCATCGACGCAATCGGGCGGCGGCGGTGGTGGAGCGGGATCGTCCGGGACTGGTAACTCAGCTTCTGGCGCCACAGCGGGCACAGCAAAGACCGTTAATGGCGGGGCGGGTGGAGATGGCGTCTCTGCTGCCAACACGCAGAACAGCGGTAGCAACTATGGTGGAGGCGGTTCAGGTGGCCTCTCAAGCAACGCCACAAACAGAAAGGGAGGTGACGGCGCACAAGGATTAGTCGTGCTGACTTGGGACATTGATCTCTCTATCACCTACTTTCCATTTACGAATCAGCCAACCCGCAGATTAGAAGCCAACAAGCGCAACTTATCGGCCGGCCAGCTATCAAGATTTTCTTACGTGGCAGCGCCAACCGCAGCGGCGGGCAATCCTTACATCTCAGGACAGATTGTTGATCCCCAGGTCGTACAAAGTTTTCAATATCCATCTATTCAGGAGCCTCCATACATTCAGGCGGCAGCTCCCGCTACTCCCGCTCTAATCAACGCGCAGTTAATCGGCCTAGTGTTGCCGCGGAGAAGATTCCAGTACGAAGGGGTAGCGGCGCCACTGAGCACAAGCGTCCCGCCGGCAGAAACGATCACGGTCGATAAGTGGGCATTCAGATCCCCCGACCCTGTACGTCGCGCGAGAAGGTTGATTTCATACGGTGTGAATACCGCAGTTGCAAGGGAAGAGATTCCGACGCTTGAGTGGTCAATACAACAACCCATTCTTCGAAGGCATCGTCAGGGATTAAGAGAGTATTTAGGTGGAGTATTTACTACCGGGGCCGGGCCGATAACGAGCACGCCCGCAATATACATTCAAGGACAGTCAGTAGATCCGCAATGGATGCAGGGCTTTCAATTCGACACGCTGGCGAATCCTTTGGGCGCTCTTACCGTTGCGTCTGAGTCGATCACTTTGGATAAGTGGTTTCAATCGGGGGTCATACCGCAACGGCGAGCAGTGAAACCCCCTGACGGATCTTATCCCCCTGTTTTGCAGATCTCTGAAACCGTCACGCTCGATAAATGGTTTCAGCCAGGCGTAGCACCACGTCGGAGAGTCGTGAGAACGCCTCAAGGGTTCTATGTACTTGTTTCCCAGACTTCCGAGACGGCAACACTTGACAAGTGGTACGCACCGGAAACTATTTTCAGGCGCAAGCGAATACTTGTCGATCCGCGCATGGCCTTCGTCAAGGTGGTGCCGTTTGGTGATTTCATCACACTAGATAAGTGGTCAGGTTATCAGCCGACTCAGTATCCGCGAAAGAAGACGGTTGAGGGACAGTTCAGTTTTTACGTTATCCCGATTCTGACTATCCCGCCGAGCTCGCTCCCGGCCTTGTGGCGAAATGAAGCGACTATTTCATTGCTTGCCGCAGACCTTCAGGCACTCGGAATAAATCTCGAAGATGTTCAATCGGTAAGTGTTATGGCGGTTAGTTTAGTGGAAGCGGATCTTGTAACAGAAAACTCTGCATTAGTATCGGTGATAACTAAAGACGAGCAATCAATTACTATTTTGTACGAGGACGTGAGGGAGATATAACGAATGCCCAATCTAGCCAGCACAATAACAGGGTTTGTAAAAGGCGACGATCTGGATATCGTTCGCACTATCACAAGCATCCCGGCCGGGCAGCTTCTCACTGAGGCGCGGTTAACAGTGCGCAGCGTTGATCTCTCCACGATACTTTTCTCAAAACTGATTACCCCTACGCTGGTAGCTGGATCGGGGCAGATCAGTGATACGGGGGCAGACGGGACGGGAGTGCTAACGTTTCAGCTTACCGGAGGCACCACTGGAAACACAGTAACCTTAACTCCCGGCACCCTGTTTCCCTTTGATATTCAATTGAAAACAGACGCAAGCAAGCACTACACTCCTGAGGTGGGAACGATCTCAGCAGTTGCCGAGGTGACACTGGTTGACTAAGGTTCTTGAACAAGCAGCTGAAGAACTCTCGCGAGATGTTGGTGACTACGAGATAACTGTCGCCGAGAACATAGCCACTCACTCCGTTTCAATGTGTACAAGGTGCTCGGCAAGACCGAGAGCGGCGTAAGACTTTATAACCGTGATGGCTATCAATCCTCGCCTGATCCCGTTGAAGATCGAGTTGATACCGAGTTACGAAGGCGATGACTAAACTTGAACGCCTAGCATTAAAGTACCGCATCAATCTGGCTGAAGAGCAACAGCCTGATCAGCCAAGTGTCACAACTCTAGCGGAAGCACGCCCAATACTTTCTAACGTTCAGCGTCAATCAGAATACGAACGATTGAAAAGTGAATTTCAGTTAGCAAAACAGAGGTTGCAAGAGTTTGTGACGAGAGATAAGCAGAGTCGGCTGGCCGCACGGAGAGCGCAAGCGTAGGAGATGACCGATCTTGAAAGCGAAGTGCTGGATCTCTCTATTCAATGGGCTGACGCTAAATTTGCCGTCGAAGAGGCACTTATCAGGCAAGAATTCCTTCGTAAGATCAGGATGTTGAAGAAAGAACGAAGAGACGAAAAGGTTAGTAAAAGTGGGGATTGTCCACGGGGCGAATAGATTGAGAAATGCGCGGCAGAAAAGTCCCAGATGATATGCAGGCAAGGGTTATGGCAGCGCTCCTCGTGGGTGCGGGCGTAGTCGAAATAGCACGAGAGCTTGGTCTCCCCCATCAGACTGTAAGTGACATCAAAAACACCATCCCTGAAGACAAACTCGGCGAAATTCGGCGAAAAAAGGGCGAACGCATAGATGATCTGGTTTATGACTACCTCGTGCAGAATCTGGAAACGCTGCGCGCGCAAGCCAAAGCTGTGAGCAATGAGAGCTACATACAGAAACAGCCAGCCGGTGAATTGGCAACCCTTCACGGGGTCATGGCCGACAAAACAGTTCGACTTCTCGAGGTCACCACAGGCAGAGGGCCAATCGGAGAACTCTCCGCCGCTCCCGCAGGATCTACCTAGTCCTCAACCCGGCCCGCAGGAAACATTCCTTAAAAGTGAAGCGGACATAGTTGTATTTGGCGGTGCCGCCGGAGGTGGCAAGACGTGGGCACTCCTCATGCAGCCCTTGCGCCATATTTCCAACCCGCAATTCGGTGGCGTGATATTCCGCAGAACCTCGCCGCAGATAAGAAATCAGGGCGGGCTTTGGGATGAGTCAACGCAGATTTACCCACTATTAAACGCTGAGCCGCGGCAAACTGTCTTGGAGTGGCGCTTCACTTCCGGAGCCAAGCTAAAGTTTGCTCACCTCCAGTATGATCTGGACGTTCACGACTGGCAGGGCGCTCAGGTGCCCTTCATTGGCTTTGACCAACTCGAGCATTTCTCCGAATCACAGTTCTGGTACATGCTCTCGCGCAATCGTTCAATGTGTGGTGTGCATCCTTACGTGCGAGCCACGGTAAACCCTGACGCCGATAGTTGGGTGGCTACCCTGATCGGATGGTGGATTGACCAAAAGACCGGGTTTCCAATCGAAGAGCGCTCAGGCGCGGTGCGCTGGTTTACGCGAGTAAATAATGAAATCAGGTGGGCTGATACGAAAGAAGAACTGACCACAGGCGACGAAGAGCCAAAGTCACTAACATTCATTCCCGCAAAGCTGTCGGATAACCAGATGCTGATGCAAAAGGATCCCGGCTATCTCGCAAACCTTAAAGCACTGTCATTAGTCGATCGCGAGCGCTTGTTAAATGGAAACTGGAAGATTGTTGCCACCGCAGGGAAGATATTCAATCGAGCATGGTTTGAGATCGTTGACGCGGTTCCATCGGGCGGTTCGGAGGTTCGATTCACTGACTTGGCAGCAAGTGAGAAGAAGATTACCACAACGAAGTCACATGACGACCCTGACTACACCGCGAGCTGCAAAATGCGTAAAGTAAACGGCGTCTACTACATCCTTGATGCCACGGCAGAACAGTTAGGGCCGACAGGTGCAGACAAGTCTATGGTGAATCTCGCGAGTCAGGATGGCAAAGCCTGTAAACAACGATGGGAAGAGGAAGGCGGCGCGTCAGGTAAGCGGGACTCCGCGCATATCACAAAACTACTCGCTGGATATGACTGCAAAGGCGTTAAACCAGACGGTGACAAGATCGTAAGAGCGAAGCCCGGCGCAGCGCAAGCGGAGGCGGGAAACGTCAAGCTATTGCGAGGCGATTGGAACGATCGGTGGCTAAACCACATGCACGGACAGCCCGATCTACCTCACGATGACGAGATGGACGCGTTCAGCGGCGCATTTAATGAATTAACGGACACCAAACGCAGGATTCTAGTAGCGTAAGAGGTTATAATTCAGGGTATGGACAATGCCCATTTCTGTGCTGATTGCACTGAGTCGCCTTGCGCGAACGTGTCTACCGCGTTGGAAGTGGCGCGGGAATACGGAGGAGTAGACGGAGACCATCATAAAGCATGGGTGATCGATCAGATGGTGCGGGCCTTAACAGGAGACGGCTACGCGGCCTTTGTGGCGAATGCACGGGCCGGAGCCGATGGGCCGGAATCCTACGAATGGAGCGCTGGTGTTGCCCCTTGAAAACTTAAAACCTCACAATAATCTATCTTCTCTTGCGTGACTCTGCGCGAGAGACTCAAATCAACATTCAGTGATGGCTACCTGTTCAACGGAGAGCACCGCGATCTCCCTGAAGAAGTGCGCCGACGGGCTCACAGTCCGGCCGTTAAGTCGGCCTCATTGCTTTCTCGACTATCATCCGCATTCAGCGCACTCAAGTCTGTCCCTTTTGGGGAGACTGGCTCCATCAGTTCGCCTGTAGTTATCTATCCGAATATGAACGCATGGCAGGATGCTATTTCTGCATCCCTGTCAGGCGGGACTCAGCCTTCCAGCGATCCGCATCTTTCCTCGTTAGTTGCCGCCGGAGTCACATGGTTAGCCAACACCTTACCTGAACCTGATCTACTCGTTAAAAAGAACTTCCGCCGTAAACGTGGGGGCAAGAAGCGCGAAGACGACATCATTGAGCGTCACCCCTTTTATCAGTTACTGGAGGAGCCTAACCCGGAAGATACAGGTTCTGACCTGTGGAAGTGTTTCGCGTACTCCTGGATCATCAAGGGCAACGTTTATTTTATTAAGTTTCGCAATGCGTTTGGGCAAGTGGTCCGGTTGGAGTATGAGCCGCATTTCAAAATCCGCGCTCGCTGGTTCAACGACAAGCAGGGTGAATACATCCCGGCAGAGAGATCACAAAGCATTGCATCAGTGCCGCGTGATGATAGTCCAAACCTTAAGATCAACTATTTCGAAGTAAACCGCGATGGCAGGTGGTACCGGCTGGAACCCGCCGACGTAATCCACTTTAAGGATGGAAAAGATCCGTTTAATACCCGCTATGGTCTCTCACGTATTCAGACAATGTTTAGAGAAATCTACGGCGACTCAGCGGTAGCGAGTTATGCCGCCGATTTGCTCGGTGGTAACGGGATCATTCCTTACGTGGTTGGTATTGACGATAAAGATGGAGTACTGAGCCAAGAAGACCTGAACAACATCAAGGCGAAGATAATCGAGCAGACTACAGGGCAAAATGCGGGCAAGGGCCTGGTGTTGAGCGCGAGAGCCTCATTCAACCGCACAGGGTTGACACCTTCAGAGCTCGATCTGCGCGGTGCTCGATCGATGTCGCAGGATGTATTCAGTCAGGTTACAGGCATTCCGCAGATTGTCTTGAACTTCAGCTCAGGCATGGAGCGATCCATCTATAACAACATGTCGGAAGCCGATCGCCGCGCGGTAACGAGTTACCTGTGCCCGATCTGGTGGCATCGCGATCAAGTGCTTACTCGACAGCTACTGCGGGACATGGATACGGATGAATCACACTTCATTGAATCCGATTTAAGTGAGGTTGCCGCGCTGCAAGAAGATCAGGATTCTCTGTGGACACGGTTGGGCAAAGCATATCAGGACGGTTGGCTAATGCGCTCAGAGGTAAGAACAGAAGCAGGCTACGAGGCTAATCCTGATGGTGCCGACGATGTTTACTTCATCCGGTCAGGTTCTGAAACAGTAACGATAGAGCAAGAAGAAGAGATGCGAATGCAGGCGCTAAAGCCTCCCGCACCGCCACAGATTGGTGATGGTCAGGATGGACAGCAACCTTTGCAATTAGTGCAGAAGAAGCAAGGCTTACTTAAAGGTGCTCCTGAGACAGTGAAACAGTTGTATTCAGCGAAATGAGGGAATGATGATTAACGATCCACTAAACGTTAAGGAAATCCAGCTCGAAAAGATCAAGATCGGATTGATGCAACGCGTTTCTAATCATCTACTCGGGCCGGAGGTTCGCTTCTCCGAAGTCGAGTCGTTTATTAACAACTCGGTAGACATGCAAATCCACGGCTATGTCTGGGGCGAGCGCGGCAAGAGCGAAACGATTAAGTATCCCGCAACTTGGCGCGACTCTTTCAAAGAGCGATGGTTCCCGAAGTGGCTGCTAGATCGCTATCCGGTTCAGTATCGCGTTCACGAAATCAACACCACGACACTTTACCCGAACTTTAAGGTTTCCATGCCGCGCGACGTTCATGTGCTTAAGTACCAAACGCTCTCGCGCACCGAACACTGACGCTATAGGGGCCGACGTGGACT